CACCACTACTCGTTGTAGTCTTTGGATTGTACGAGCAAAACGAATATCTTTTTGCGAAAGAGTGGTCTTGTCCTCTTGGGCGTCAGACTGAGCCAGGTAGGCTTTGGGCACCTTCAGGGCTGAGAATAGTTTATCCCTCAAATAATTTACATCATCTATGTCGCCAGTGAACTGACCCCCTGCCAGGGTTTCTATGCGAGTGTTATTGGTAGCACCACGAACAGGGATATAATAATCCTCATCGACACTCATAGCATTGTAGCGCAGATCAACCCTTCCAGAGTCTTCGTCAACTATTTGGTTGCGCTTCATTTGTGTTTTTACTTGTTGGATATATTGTTCCACATCTTCAGCAGCAATATTACCAACATCAATATAAAATACCCGTCGCTCCGGTGAGCGGACGATGCGATACGCCATCATCGCATCCTCCAAGAGCGTTAGTTGTCGCCAGATACGACGAGAAGGCTCCAAGACAGAGGTCCCATAAGGAACGTACCTATCGTTACCCAGAACCCTAAAGTGCGAGACCTGCCAGTTCTCAAAAGTAACACCTTTTTTACCTTCGGCGCTCATCCAAAAATATTGAATATAGTTGGGATTCGTTGGGTCCGCACCCTCAATACGCTCAATTTCTCTCACAGGCAGAGGAATGACATTCGTTATACCCAATTTGTCGTCAATATCTAAATAAAGATAATAATCGCCGTACTTACACATACTGCGAGACCACCCAAACAGATTCGCCTCTATGTTGAGCACGTTATATAAAAGGGTGGATAAAATATCTTTGATCTCCCGGTTTTGGCAATCAATATTTACCAAAGGATTAAAGGCGGTGGAGGTGGTTATTTCATCCGCATATATATCAATAGCGGAGGCTATTTCCGGCATGTATTCCATCTGATCAAAGTCTGTGTACCGAAGCTGTTTGTTGCGTTGGTAAAGAATCTTATTGTTCATGTCCCCGAAAGGGTTGTAATATTCTTTTTTCTTAAACTCTCTGCCAGTAGAAGAGGTAAATGTGTATTTCTTAATATCACGACGATTACCCCGAATCACTGCCGGGCGATCATAGTCAACTATAGGTCCGCTGAATAACCGTGTCAGGCGCTTAAATAAGCCCGATTGGTTATTCCGTGGATTATTAGATTGGTTATTGTTGTCAGCCATTTTTTATCCTTTGATTATCCAGTTTAGGTCATGTTGTTTGCCGTCAGTGCCCCGGAACGTTTGTTTCTGGGGCTGGAAGCCATGTTGACCCTCTATTTGGGTATTTATCTTTGTTGTGGAAATAGATATACCCGATAGTAGTGCCTTTTTATAATCCGCCTCCCGTTTATTCGCCGTCAAGGCTGTGTCCCTAACCCAACAAGCTATACAAGCCGCTATAACCAGATCGTCGTTATAGCTACGCATCGCTTGTGGTCTTCCATTGTGCCAAACAAATGTCTTTATCTCATTTGCAAGACGCATAGAATTAATAGTAATTAGTTTATTTCTCACGAATTCTTCAAACTTAGCAATAACTAATGGACGAGTCTTCATAGACATAGTAAAGCCAGCAACCCCGCCAAGCGCCCCCGCAGAGACTTCATCAACATATTCATGAGTTGATTTTATACTATAATATAAATTTTTATAGTCTAAATCTTGAAGTCGGCTCAATACACCAATTCCCAAAGAATTATTTTCTGCTACAAGTAACGCATTGTTATATTCAGACGCAATTGAGTACAACAAAGGTGCAAACATATCGGGGGCTATCTTTCCTTGATATTCTGCAACCTGCTCCATTGTTTGGACATCAAAGACATGTGCCACGCTAAAATCAGTACCATCACCTCGGGCAACATCTGCCACCAGTAAATAATCCCGATGAGGATCCGGCTCCTTCCAGATCCAATAATTTCTGTCAAACCCTGTTTTACGCTCAGGATCATACACATTGTTGAGAATTTTCTTTAGGTCGTCACCGTGGACAACGGTATCACCCGAAGCGTTAAAATTACACTCCAACTCTTGGGCGATCTCTCGGCGGGACATGTTCCGGGTTTCTTTGGTGAACCAGTCCTGATTTCGTTCGGGGTGAACGTTCCACGGGAGCTTGATAGTATGAAAATCGTTTTTATCTTCTTCGGCTTCAGTATATGTTTTATGAAACCAATTACCTACGCCATTAGGTGTGGAGAGGGCGATGCAGCGACCACCAGTGGAGAGAGTAGGATAGAGTCCAGCCCACAGTTCATCAATGCCGTCTACGAATGCCGCCTCATCTATAACCAAAAGAGACAACGCCTCCGAACGACCAGCGTCACCAGAGGTGGACGAGGCCTTCACTTGAGATCCGTTAGATAGTTCAAATGAATTCCGGTTGTCTATAGAGATATCAGAAATTTTTAACCAAGCAGGGAGATTTTTATGTATTGCCTTGATCTTTTTTACGAGATTAGCAGCAGTACCCAGCTTGGTAGCCACCACTAGTACGTTCTTATCCTTATGGAATAGCATCATCCAACAAACGTAAGCAGCCACAGTAGTAGATATACCCAACTGGCGGGCTTTTAGAATTACGCTGAATCTGTTTTCTTTGAAATCTTTGAGAGCCTCTTCTTGGAAATCGTAGAGATCAAATGGGATAGACCCACGCATTGGATGAGATATTTTTGCGTACTTCTTACAAAAAAAGGCGGGATCTTTGCCGCAGCGGACAATTTCCGCCATCATTTCTTTTTTAGTAAGAGCCATTTATGCCTCAGGCGTATCGGGGTTCTTTTTTGCTTTGTCGTTTGACGGTCTCTTGTCTGAGGAAAGTTCTAAAAAATCTTTGAACTGCTTATGATAATCCTTATGGCGGCGCTCGGCTGCACGCTCAGAACCCATTCTTAAGGACTCCACCCCATCAAAGCCACCAACAGCGTATTGCTTCTTAGCCCGCACCCAAGTGTGGTGACGAGAGGTGGTTTGAACAATGATATCGGTGTCCGAATCTTCTTCCAGGGATACCGATTCTTTTTTGATGTTTTTGTATTCTTTTTTCAGAAACTTTATAATATCGCCAAACTTGGCCTCTACCTCGTTCTCAAACTGATTGCGAGGATGTAACTCATCTACTCTCATTTCGCTCTGATAGGTTACTATCATTTTAGGTCCGGCGAACCGCACTTTGAAGCCGTCGATAATTCTGCCGTCCAAGATAGGATGACCCTCTTCTCTGTCCAAGCCAATTTTCAGAGCTTCGCCGTTTTCATCTAAAGCCCCATCATAAGCATTAGCAGCAGCCTGATTTAAACACTTAATTACTTCTAGTACACTAGCCATTATTTTCGTCTCCTTAGGGCATATTCAATATGCTCATCTGTTGGTCGGTCGCCATTCTTCCACGCTTCTTCTCGTCCAAGGACAAAATCCACATAGCATTCATGACAGCTTTTAAACCTATTCATATATAGGTCGTCCTTCCTGGAAAATGAATATGTTTTACAGACGGGACAAGTGCGGTCGTCTTTTTGCTTGGTTCGTCGTTTAGTAATTTTTATATCCCCCAGGACGATCTCTTCCCTGGCTGTGGACAATTTGTCGGACTTTGCTCGCAATTCCTTAAGCTGTTTAAGATACATTTTCTCTTTCCGCTCTTCCCACTCGTTGCGGAAATCCTGTACTGTATCTTTGCCATATTTTTCTGTGATGGCTTTTTCTACCGCCGCAATATAATTTGGGTCTTTTTTTGTTTTCATTGCCCTTGATGCACCGCCTTGACGATTGCGATAGATGTCCCTACGCCGATCACTAACCCTGATAACAGTGCCAATGCACCCTTGTTTCTTTTGAGCCAAGTGTTATCTCTTTGGATTGTTTCCTGAAGATTTTTGATGGATAGTTTGTACTGCTCTTGGAGTTTAGTGCAAACCTCTTTATCCACATTACACTCTGCAACTTTTGCATTGGTGTCGATCTTGTCTTGTAGGAGTTTGCGGAAGTCTTCTTCGCTCAATAGAATACCAACATAGGTGTCGGTGCCTTCCTCAACTGCTGCTGGGCGAGGTTTGAACTCAGTGACCTCGCCAGCAGTAGCACTGAGGGAAAACAATAATAATGTTGTAACCAGTAATCTCATTTTACTTCTTTAGAAATTTCTTTAGTCCTTCGATGCGCTTGGCAGGGCGCTTAAGCCCACTGACCAAAGTATAAGTTACGAGCTTATCCTTTTTGTCGTCCTCGTAAATACCCCGATGAACCATAGCACCACCAGTCAAAGCAGCCAAAGTATCAAAGCCAAACTCGATACTATCCATCAAGCCCACAGTTTCTTCAAAGATCTCCTCGCCTCCTACTACGATACAGGCAGCACCAGTAGCACTTGTCAAGTCAAAACCTTCAGCAAGAAGTGTTTTCTCTAAATTCTTCTTCAGGGCGTTAGAGATGGCGGTTTCGCTCTCTACGTCCTTAACGCTAGTCACACCCATAATCATACATCCTGGCTGGCGCATAATGCTGTCATAATCTGTAGCGTCAAAGGTTGTATATTCTGAGTCTTGGTTTGCTAGTACGTTGAAGACGTGGAACAAGCCAGCGACGGTGTTGTTGATTGTTGTCCAAAACTTTTTGACTGTGAGTTTGGGGTACAGTCTTTTAATCTTTTCATTATCCACCATAATAAGAGGAGCAATCTTCCCTTTCTCTGCGAGCCCGCAAAGTTGGGTGATGCGAGCGTGGGCATTCTTGGCTACCGTTGGGGAAGCTGACTCGCCAGCAGTAGGAAGGGAAGCCACAACGCCAACACGTTGATCTACGTCTTCCACTCCAATATAGGTGAAGTATTTCTTAGCTACTTTAATGAGAGTATTGACCGTTCCTCCCCCAGAGCCCCCCGAAACACCAAGGCATATGAGAATACGGTCAACGTTGTTTCCAAATACCTCACGGAACTTGTTAAACACTTCTTGTTCCTTGCGCTCGATCGCCGCCTGAGCCTTCTTTTGGTCTTTACCTGCCCCTTGTTCGCCGTGTTCGTCAACCAGAAATTTCTGAGCATCTGGGATGTCTAAGCCATTGAGGTCTGAACGTGCCGTATTCACAGCGACGGTCTTGGTATAGCCCATATCATAAAACGCTTTAGCCATTCGTCCGCCGCCTTGACCAGCGCCCACGATGGCATAAGTTAAAGCACCACCTGATTTATCCTCGACGGATTCCTCTTCTTCGTTGAGGTCCGGATCGTAATCTTCTATTTCTAGTGTAGGAATGTTTACCATTTTCTTATCTCCTTATAAGTCAAGCTCTTCATGAAGCCTTATGAGAGACCTCAGTCTCTCATCACGATCGGTAATCTTATGGGTATCTTTGATTTTTCGATCGTAAATTTTCTTGATAGCTCCAATTTTATCTTTTTCTAGTGTAGCACGAATTTCATTTTCTTTTATAGCTGTTGCCACTTTTGTTTTTACTCCCTCTAGGAACTGAGTCCTGTCGTCGGAGGGGCGGACCAAGCTATATAAGAAAACAACCACAGCAATAATCGCTATTACCGCTAAAATAACTTTCCAAGCACCTTGCTTGACCTTGATCCAAAGCCATTTCACTTCCCATGCTTCCATTTTGCGGCTATATCAGCCGCCCCTTGTAAACCTATATATGCTAAAGAAACTGCCACCCAGTCATCGCTGGCGAGAGTTCCTAAACCTAAAAACACCGTGGCGGTGCCCCATACTATTAATTTTCGGGAGGCCCATTTACCGAGCCACTGATCTAATTTTTCTTGCATTGTAGTAGATCCTCCTCTGTAGATGTAATTAGTTCTTTCGTTTTCTTTTAGCTGCCTGGTGTATCTGGGCATCGTTGCCTCGTACCGATACAATCTCCCCATTGTAATTTATTTTAGCTATCTTTTGCCAGGTGTGATACTCCAATAGGAGACCAATCTTCCATTCAGAATACACTTTGGGGGTACCGTGAAAGGTACATTGGCGGAAACGCACAAGATCACCTGCCCTCATGCTTCCGACGCCACCACTAAATCTTTTTCACTAACTTCATACATCCCCACAATGCCATAGGTAAGTTCCCACTCGTCAGAACACCACTGAACACTCCAATACCCCGGTATTCTCTCATAGGGTCCTACTACTAGCCCATAGGCACCCGAACCTCTTTTATCAAAGATGTTACTCTGTACTAAATCGCCGGGTTTCATCTCAAGTCCCACTCATCATCCCAGACATTTTCGTCCCTTGGTTT